CTGAACTTCCTCGCCAGACTCGTCTATCTGCGCTGGCAACTGCATACCAAGCGTCTGCTCGATCTGCTTGCGGTACTCGAACCCTAAGTGCTCGTTGATGTGGGCCATCATGGCTGACTGCATCGCAGGTGCCTGTGGGTTGTTTTGCAAGAGCGCCATGATCTTGGGGTCTTGCATCGCGGCCATGTGCACAACAATGTGCGCCTTGTGGTCTTGAGAGATAAACGCCTTGACCGGCTTGCCCTTGAGCACGTTCTGGTTCTCCGACACAGGGTCTGTGGGCCTCTGGTCATCGTCCATCGGCACAAGTTTTTGTGCGTCTTTAACACCCAACACTTCTAGCATCTGACGGTGCAGGAGCGGCAAGTTATACAACTGCGGCGCACCTTGGGCCAACTGAATCACAGCTTGGTACTGCACGATCTTCTGCGCCATTGTTGACGCATTAGGATCGCTGACGGGGATCACGTCCACGTCATCGTAGTCAGACTTCTTGGCTTTGCGTGAGCCTTCGCTTGGCTGGTAGTCGTAATCGTCAGGTGTGTACTCAGCGATGATGTTCTTGAGCAGACCCAACTCTTGCTTCATCGAGTAGTGCACACGTGCCTGAATGGCCGACATGTTCTTGAGCGTTCTCTCCAGAATCGCCAAGGTAGTACCCACAGGCGCTTGCGCACTCATGTCACTGAGCGTCAAGTCAGCCGTGTTGGCGAAGCGTCTGCCCTCTTCAACGATCTGACCGAGCAGCGCCATCAATGTCTGGCTAGGCTCTTTGTACGGCAGGGGCAGCAAGTTGTCTTTAAGTGTGCCGCTGGCCACGTCCGCATCGCGCCACTCGCCCGGAGCAATCGGTGTATCGTCTCCCTTAACCCGCATGCCGCGAGTCTTGAAGCCGCCGGGCAGGTTACTTAGCGTACCAGCATCAACAAGCTGACGAATAAGAGAAGTGCCTGACTTAGCAAAAGCGCCGATGAGGTGAATGAGACCAAAACAGTAGAAGCCAAATCCCGGAACGTATCCGTAATGGACGAAGTGTTGGCGTTTTGCGTAGGTGTCATCATCAGGCTCCCAGTTGCGGCGAATAGCCAGCACGTTGCTGGTTCCTTTTTCAAGGGTAATCACATACGGCAGCGCGATGCCCGTCTTCTCGCCCTTCTTGTCCTTGTGCTCATAGCCCTCAAGGTCGAGGTCTACGTTCATCTCCAAGAGTTTGAAGCGGTTATCAGACGTGGCCCTAAAGCCCATCTTCTCGGCAATCTTCTTCTCGACTTCATCGAGCACGTTATCAGGTGTGCCCAAGTCAATGTCGCGGTAGAACCCTGCCACTTGCAGCTTGCGCAACTCGTTCTCGGTCTTGCGCATCACATGGGTAATGCGAGGAGAAGACTGCAAGTTGGACGCGCCGTAAGGCACAACGATGTCTTCCGCAGGAACGAAGAACGACACCTGACGATCCAGTGACGGATCGAAATACACCTTCTTGAACGCATTGCCAGACAGACCCAGACCCCACAACATGCGCTCATGCTCTGGCCTGTATTCCTTCATCACGTCTGTCAACTGGTAGTTCATGTCGTCTGCCACACGCTGGGCAGACTCTTTCTTGGCGGGGGTCTCTTTACCAATGATCTGGGTCTTGACTGGCCCAGCGGCTGGGAACGTTGCCATCATGGTCTCGGACTGGAACTTCACCAGCGCCTCAGACAGCATGGGGTGGAACACACCGCACGCGCCTTCCCACGGCTCTGTTCGCTCTTCGATCTTCATGCCCAGCAGTTCTAGGCCATCGACATAAGTCTGCATCCAGTCCTTGCGGCTGGCTACGTCCTCGTCATAGTCGCTGATCAAATCTTCGGCCAGACTCTGCAAAACCTCTTCGCTGATCTCTTCAGCCAAGTTGATGTTGAACTCGTCTTCCCCTTCTGCATCAGGGTCGATCTCAATTTCCAACCCGTCCATGCCAATCGTTACTGACTCAGGGTCTTCAATCTCGATCTCAATCTGCGGAGACGCACCGTTTATCACGGCGAGTTCTTCCAAGCCTTGTGGGGCTGCGTATAGTGACTTCTCAATAGCCATGATTTATTCCTTTTATATCTTCACAAAGTTCATCAAACGTTAGGCCCCGGTCTTTTTCTAAAAACTCAACGCTGAATAAATATCTGGGCCTTGTGGTGTTAAGCACCATGTGCGGTACTTGTGTATTGAACGCATAGTACGTGTCTGGCTTGTACTTCAACTCTTGCGTGTTAAACACTACCCCCGGCTCACCATCCAGAAACAAACAGCGGCTGTCCCCATCGTCTGACAACAGCATATTAAGCCCGACCTTACGATCCGTGTCTACATGCCAGTTGTAGCAAGTGTTTGGCTCCATCCTCAACACGCCAGCATGAAACGTGCGTTTATTCGCCAAACCCGCAAGAAAAAAGTCTAGCTGCGATATTTCGCGGGGTACTGGGACAGCCATGAAGTTGTAGTACTGCGTCCACTTAGGGCTGTTCATGGCGTAAACGTACAAATTTTTAGCGATTGAAGCCTTAACTGGTACGGGCATATATGCGGTATTCATCAGTAGTACGGCTCCTTCCTGCGGTGCTGCCGTGGTTCGTCTTCCTCGTCAGACGCCAGTTGAATAAACCCACCACGGCGATACCGTAGCAGGGCTTGTGTCATCGAGTCAACCAAGTCATCGTGCTCACCGGATGGGAAAGACGCGACCTCTTCAATCAGTTCTTCTGCCCAATGAGTATTAGGCACCCAAACGTGGCCTGACGCAAACATATCAGCCACCGCATTCAGACGCGCTATTTTGTCATTCCCCTTGCTTGGCGTGAACTCCTGCACCGGTATACCCATCGCCCGCAACTCAAATATGAGGGGAGAACCCGCCGCCTTGGCCTCCACGATCAGGCTATCGACTTCCCATTCCTTGTATTCCTCAAACGCCCGCTGCTTTAACTCGGGGAACTCCATGCGCTTCTTGAACGCATTGAGCAAGATGATATTTGCCCGGTTTACGCCCAGATCATCGTCCTGATAGAACACGCCCCATGTTGTGCATGCACTATAGTCAGCCCGTTCTGTCTTCAAAAACGCCGTATCCCACGACTGAATGATGAACTCGCATGACGGTGGCCGGTCATGCTCCCAAATTTTCCACCATTCCCGCTTCACAATGGCAGAAACGTCCGAAGTGGGCGACTGCATGTACTGCGCCTGCCACTTGGCGTTGGGAAGTTCCTCTTTTAGGGCAGAAAGCTCCTTTAATGACCAAAACTCAGGCCATAAGGGTTTACCCGAGGGCAAAATGGCAGGAAACTCGATCACTTCCCACTCTTCACCCGACCTTTGGGCCGCAGCTTTGACCACTTGGCCCGTCAAATCCCGTTTTGACCACCGTGTCATCACCACAACAATCGCCCCGCCCGGTTGCAGACGCTGACGAGGGCCAGATGTGTACCACTCGTACGTCTTGTCGTAGATTTCCGGGTTGGTCTGGGCCATCGCGGCCTCTTGCTCCGAGTGCGGGTCATCAATAATCAGGATGTCGGCACCTTTACCAGTCACCGCACCGCCAATACCGATAGCGAAGTACTCCCCGCCGAAGTTTGTGTTCCACCGACCCGCCGCTTTGCTGTCAGACTGCAAGTCTAGGGACGGGAATATCCGCTTGTAGTTAGCAGAGTCCACCAAGTTACGCACTTTTCGGCCAAAACCCACCGCCAGTTCGGCAGTGTGGCTGGTCTGGATGATCTTTTTGCCCGGATTCTTGCCGAAGAACCACGCTGGCAGCAGGTATGAGGCGAATTCTGACTTCGTATGCCGTGGCGGCATGTTGATGATTAGGCGCTTGCACTCACCGTTGGCCACCCGCTCAAACGCTTTAGCCATCTTCTCGTGATGCCGACCGTGGATGAAGTTAGGCCACATCTCCCGCACGAACACCATGAAGTCATCGGACGCTAGGGTACGCAGCTTGCGGGTATTCAACTCATCCAGAATTTCTGCGATGGCTTCCTGCTCGTCTTTGGGGAACTTCTTGATCAGCATCTGCTGCTGACCATACGGCAGTGTCTGGAGCTTCTCCAGCACTAATTCAAGTTTCGTCTTTTCAACGACCTCAGTCATCCGTCTCGTCCAACTCTTTGCCGGTCATGCCCAGTTCCTCGTCCAGATCAATCACTTGGACAGCGGGTGCACCGTTGAGGTACTTCTCTTCTGTGGGTTGCAGTTGCTTGGCTTCCACGTCAATGATGCCATCCATATAAGAAGACAACTTGGTAGCCAGTTCGGCCTGCAACTCTTCAGTGGTTCTGTGGGTGACGTTGATATCCACCCGTTCTGCGAACGCGCCCACGTCGCTCATCTTGCCCAGCATCTCCAACGCCTTTAGCTGGGTGGACTCTTTGTCTGAGCCTGTCAGCATGAGGAGGCGCATCTTTACATAGTTGCGCACCTGCGCCGCGTTACGCACGACCTCGACATCGTACTCGTCCAGCATTCCCTTGAGGATAAGGGCAGCGGCTGAACTGATCTCTTTACCGGCGGTTGGGGTTTCAAAGAATTGCTCACGCGCTTCTTTTTTGTCTGCGGTAGTCACCGTGGGAAGTTGCATCCCGTTCTCTGTCAAAAACTCTACCGTGTTGAATGCCGCTTGTGCACGGGCATGCAAGTCTCTAGCCTCTTCTGCTGTGAGCGAAAAGGGCACTGGTACGTCTAATTCAGGTGTAACTAATATCATGGCGCGGTTTGTAGCTCCAATTTGTGCGGGAAGTGTACACGCTTTTTAAAATTTTATATAGGGGGTGGGGGTGTTGCAAATAAAAAGGTGACGGGGGGTGTTTCTGGGGACGTGTATAGAAAATCGACACGTTATTTGCGTAAGGGGTACCCTACAACATCTTGTGGTGTTGTAGTTAGCTGCCCCGGCGAAGCAAGTTACACACTATAAGATGTTGTGGTGTTGTAGTTAGTTGATTTGGTGGCCAGTGTTTGTTTATTTGCACGGGTTAGAAGTCTGGTTTGGATTTTTACGTTGTTTCTTTTGTGCATATTACAGTGCATAGCCGCGCTACGAATGACCGGCCCAATCTAGGGGGTGCCCCTCGCCCATTCCCTGCTTCATATCATATGAAGCCCTACCTGTCAATTCCGTGCTATCCCGTGCAACCTATAGCGTTTTGTGGTGTAATACATTCATGGATCGGGAAAGCACAGCCGATACATACACTCTTAACAACCTGTGCTGATGAAAGTCTTTATGACAAACGAAACCCTCTCTCTGTCTTCCATTGCCGCTACCTGTGGTGTCAAACTTATTGAAGCCAAGGGCTTTGAAGCAAAGCGCCAAACATGTTTGGAAGCCGTTAACGCTGGTGTAATTCAATTGCACAAGGCCAAGGCCAAGGTAGGCCAAAACAAAAAATGCGCGATTGCCACAGCGTTTTTTGATGCACTGGTGACTGGTGGCCTTGGCAAGGGCACAGCGGCCAACTACCTCTCAACCTTTCGTAAGGCGGTGACTGAAGGTAAGCCGGTGACCGAATGGAACCCTGCACAATCCAAGGGTAAGGGCAAAGGCAAAGGCGGTACAAAGACCAAGGGTAGCAAAGCATTCGTCGATCTGTTCCGCCCTGCGTTCAACCATGATGATGGAAAGTCTTTTCAAGTGCTTTGTGCTGAGATCGAAGCCCGCTACCAAAACGATGATCTGGAAACGTTCTACGATGCATTCGTAGACTTTTTCAAAGCCGCTGGTGATGATATCGCTGAGTAACCCCTGACCCCCGCAACCCCTGACCGAAAGGTTGGGGGTTTTTTTTCGTCCAAAATTCCTATGTACGCTTTTAACAAAATCACCCCCACATCTAAAACCACTTATACCATCTTGCACCATGTGTACAGAAAAACTCTTTGATAACTGTTCCCTCGACGCGGGCCGTAAGTTGCGGAAAACCAAGGGTAAACCCCCTGTGGATAACTACGTGGCAAAGAAGTTGTCACGTGATTTTAAGACTGAACACACCACAACTTCTTTGTAGCTTAAAACCTATGTTGCTTCATATCATATGAAGCTATACAAAATGTTACCGATAACTGTTCCCTCGATGCGGGCCGTATTGACGCATAGGGGATTGCTTTGCGTAGTGCTACTTACCACGGGTTGGACACATCTTCATATCATATGAAGTGTCAACTGCGTATAAGGCAGTGCTGTCTCGCGTTTTATTCAATTATTCCTAAAAATTCTGTGAGCACAGAATAATACAAAACCCAGCATCCATGCGGGTTGCAGAGGGATTTTTCCCCTATTATTCTATTATTCTTTAAAAAATATATATGAAGTCTAAATTTTCAAAACGTCCGTTTTGCCGGTTTTTCTCACGCTTGCGTCTCTCTTTGGGCTTCTCGCTTATTCTCTCGCTCACTCGCCAAATCACAGCATTTTAGAATATTACCCTTTTTTCGCTCGTAACCCTATGATTTTAAACGCTTTTCTTTTATTCCCCACTTACAGAACTTTTAGGAATAATTGAATAAAACACCCTATCACACCAACTAGTAACAGCTTGACACATAGGGCTTCTTGTGTTATAGTAGAGGCTCAACACGTGAAAACATGTTGTAGAGAGAAACCCGCTTCATATCATATGAAGCACAACCAAGCTAAAGGAAAGCAATCATGACCAAGGCAAGAATCAGCAACTGCAACGCACGAACCCACGTGCAGTCCCTCAAAGTCTTCAAGGCCAACAACCTGTGGAGCGAGTGGGTCGATGACAGGAACACCGACACCAAGGACGCACGTTATGTGGTCTACAGCTACGACCGCCACTGGCCACTGTTTATATATGACGTACGCACCGACATGTGGTTTGATAACGCCAGCAAGTACGGCGTAACAACAAGTAAGCACAAAACGCAAAGTCACCCACTTATTGGGTCAGCCGAGAAGCTATGCATCACCCTGCTGCATGTGGATGACATGATCAAGGTTGCCAACAACGGGCCGGTTGGCCTGATCACGGGCTTGGGAGTGACAGCATGAAACAACGCGAAGACAACCTGACTGCCGACATGTTCGGCAAAGAACCCAAGGCCACTGTGTTTATGTTCTACGTGGAGACCGCAGAGGGTGAGTGCATCGAGTGGACGGGCCTGACCCTGACCAAGGCCAAGCAGATGTATGCGTACACCAACGCAAGCAACCCGAGCAACGTGGTGCGCAGTGGATGGGAGGCAATCAAATGAGCAAGATAACCATATCCAAGGGCGTGATCGAGGCATACATCCGCGTATTGCTAAACACTGTGCAGTCCGGCATAGAAGGGAAACCCCCCAGTCGCATCGAGTGGGAAGGTATGCAAGAGATGCTCTGGCGCATCGAGCACCATATCAACCAAGGAGAAACCAAATGAGACGCGAAGAACAACTGACGAAAGAACAATACAAGAAGGTACGCACCAACATCTTGTGGTGTCTCATGTATATGGCCGCACTTGTAGTTTTATACCTTGACTTGTACGTATGGCGACCCAACTGACCCATACATTCAAGCCCCATGTGTAAACTTGACACTACCCTGTCAACCTGTTATAGTATGGGCTGTGTTAGTAAATGTGTTAGCAAACTGGTACAACTTCATATCATATGAAGCTACCAACAACTGAAAGGCAATCATCATGAGTAACTTTGCAATCGACCTTGGTAACTTCAGCGTGTCCAAGCTCTCATCATCGGCACTGATCGTCAACCTGTCCCTCAGCGTTTGGACTGGCCGCAAGCTGGACAAGCGTGTCAGTGAAGAAGTTGACCAACAGAACAGCACCAAGACCCGTGCCGGTAACTACCACAAGAACCTGCTTGCAGGGTCGGGCAAGCTGACCGAGATCACCAAGATCGCCAACGCCACACGTTCGTGGTTGTATGGTGTGACCCAACCTTGGGGCGACAACGGCGACCGCATCCTCAACATGGCGTACTTCATGGAGTTCAAAGACCGACTCGCTGACTACGAGGGCCAGTTCGGAACGTCTGTCAACAGCTTTCTGGGTGATTACGACACACTAGTTGCCGCCGCCGCTTTCCAACTGGGCGACTTGTTCAACCGAGAAGACTACCCCATGCGGGAGGCTATCGAAGCCAAGTTCGGGTTTCGCTACAACATGATCCCCTTGCCGCAAGCGGGTGACTTTCGTGTGGACATCGGTGAAGAGGGTCTCAAGGAATTGCAGGAGCAGTACGAGGGTGTGCTCAAGGCACGTGTTACTGGTGCGATGACCGAGGCATGGGAGCGACTGCATGACTGCTTGTCCCGTATGTCGGAGCGCCTGACCGATGACACCGACAGCAACGGCGACCCCAAGCGCAAGATATTCCGTGACTCACTCATTGAGAATGCTGTCGAAGTGTGCGGCCTACTCAAGTCATTCAACATCACTGGTGACATGCGTATGGATGAGATGCGTAAGCAACTGGAAGATGCCATGCGTGGCGTGGATGCTGACTCACTGCGTGACAGCGACTCTCTGCGTGAGCAGACCAAGCGCAAGGTCGATTCGATCTTGTCGAAGTTCGACATCTAACGTCTTGCTTCATATCATATGAACCCCTCAAGAAAGTAAATCATGTACAACTCAATCACTCTCAAGCAATGTGCTGACCTGATCGCCGCCGTGGGCGACCAACAAACTGTCCTAGTGCAGGGCGAGATGGGTATTGGCAAGTCTGCCATCCTCAAGATGCTCAAGTCATCCACTGCATACCCTCAGTTCAAGGATGCGTACTTCTGCTACGTGGACATCACTACCAAAGATGTTGGTGACTTCATCGTCCCCAAGATACGTGACATTGACGGCAACGAGGTGTGCTCATTCATACCCAACGAAGAGTTCGGGTTCCACTTCAAGGGGCGCAAGGTCGTGATGATGCTGGACGAGGTGGGCAAGGCCAAGGGCGGTGTGATGAATGCATGCTTGCGGCTGATGAATGAGCAAGCACTGGGTGTGTACCAACTGACCGAGGGTAGTGTCGTGTTCGCCACAACCAACCTTGCCATCGAGGGTATCGGTGACAACGTGCCGCCACATGCCCGTAACCGTATCACTGTGGTGCGTGCTGCCAAGCCTAATGCACAGACGTGGATAGAAGACTATGCGATACCTACGGGCATCAACCCTGTGATCATTGGCACTGTGGCTGAGTACCCCGAGATGTTTGCATCGTTCGAGGACTACGAGAAGCCAGAGCAGAACGTGTACATCAACGACCCACGTACGGTGCGTGGTGCTGTAGTTACCCCGCGTTCTATATCAAAGGCATCGGTCATCTACGAACGTACCCGCATCTTGGGTGATGCTGTGATGTGTCACGCATTGGCAGGCACTGTCGGTGAATCGGCAATGCACAACATCTTGACGATGGACAAGATGGACTCACAACTTACCCCGTGGGATGAGTTGGTCAAGTCACCCGAGACTGCCACTGTGCCAACGTCTGCTGCTGCCGCATGTATGTTGGTGAGCAAGGCTGTGCACCGCATCGAGAAGGACAACATGGTGGCGTGGATGAAGTTCATGAACCGCATCCCCAAAGAAGCACAGGGTCTGTTCGCCCGTAGTGTCATGTCGGAAAAGTGCCCCAAGCGTGACGTTGCCGCACGTAACACCGAGTTCGCTGTGTGGGCAGCGGCTAACAACTTCCTGTTCGCTAAGAAGTAATCGGAGAGTAGTCATGTCATTCATTACACAATCAAAGTCATTGACACCAATGCAGCGTGTGCAACGTGCACATGTAGAGTTGATGGGGCACCCCGAGACGATGGCCTACGCTGGTGTGCTGATGGTCGGTAAGTACGAAGTGCGGGACGATGTGCGTACTGCTTGCACCAACGGCATCGACTGTAAGTACGGCAGTGCGTTCATCAAGGACATGACCGACTCTGACTTGCGCGGTCTCATCATCCACGAGAATCTGCACAAGGTGTATCAGCACATGTTCCTGTGGCAGCACTTGTATGAAGAGGACGGCTCGACTGCTAACAAGGCATGCGACTACGTGATCAACCTAGAGATCGACTCTATCGACAAGCGTACCCACGGGTTCATCACACTGCCCAAGGGTGGGCTGCTTGATCACAAGTATGTGGGCATGGACTCACAGACTGTGTACAACATGTTGCGTGAAGACAAGGACGAGGACGACGACAGCGGCGGTGAAGGTGACGGCGGTGGGTTCGATGAGCATGACTGGCAGTCTGGCAAGGACATGTCACAAGAAGACATCGAGCAGGTTGCCAAGGACATCAACCAAGCCATACGTCAGGGTCAACTGATGGCGGGTAAGTTGGGTGGCAATCAGTCTCGTGAGTTGGGTTCGCTTATCGAGCCTAAGATTGACTGGCGTGAACAACTGCGTGAGTTCGTTTCATCTACTGCTGTAGGCAAGGACATCTCCACGTGGCAACGTGTCAACCGTAGGTGGCTGCAACATGACATGTACATGCCCTCGACTATCACCGAGACTGTTGGCCGCATCGTGGTTGCCATTGATACATCGGGTTCGATTGGTACTGCTGAGTTGTCCAAGTTCCTGTCCGAGGTGCAAGGCATCTGCCTCAACGCTATGCCCGAGAAGGTTGACCTGTTGTATTGGGATACCGACGTAGCAGCGCATGAGATGTACGCACAGGAACAACTTGGCACGTTGACATCATCTACCAAGCCAGCGGGCGGTGGTGGCACTGACGTGGCGTGTGTGTCCAAGTACCTCAAGGACAATCAGATCAAGCCCGAGTGTGTGATCGTGCTGACTGACGGATACATCTACGGTGACTGGGGTACATGGAACGTGCCCGTGCTGTGGACTATCGTAGGTGGCAACAAGGTCGTACCGCCAATGGGCAAGACCATCTACCTCGACTGATGTAAGCGTCTCACTTAAGAGACCTGTTCCCTCCCCTCTCCTAGCCCCTAACCTGAAAGTAAATCATGCAGACAACCAAAGAAAACTTCATCGGCCACATTGACTTTGGCCGCTTTCAAACTAACGTAGAGAACGCACGTGCGTTGAATCACGAGCATTGGATTGGTGACATCCCCGTACACCCCGAGTTGCTCAAGTTCTACAAGGCGTTCAAGGCCAAGCGTTACAACATCGTGCCGTGCGTGGACAGTAATACCCGACATTTTTGGAAGTCTGATAGTGTCGATGGGGAGAAGGTTGGTTTAGGTGTCTACCATCAGCTAGGTATCACGTTCCCCGATACGACTGACTTCAGGTCGGGTTCAATAATTATTGAGGTCGTTGATTCGCAGATCACGTACTGCGTCAAGGCAGACGATATTGAGAACGAGAAGTTCGCGTCCCATAGCGATGGGTACCACGTACGTCAGTCCAAGGACATGGCTAAGACAGTGAAACTTGCTATGAAGTACTTGACCCCGCTTGACTACGATGACATCAACGATAGATGCAAAGGAGCTTTGAACACGGGCATCTACAACTTGCGTGAACCCGCACGTGAGAAGCTACACAAGAAGATGAACATAGAGCATATCTTCATAGCAAAAGAAGTTGCTCACATGATTGCGTCAGGATACCAACCAAGTACGGAAGCGTTTAGGAATGCGCTTGACATGTGGGCGCGAGAAGGTGCAGAATTAAAACGTATGCAGGACTACAAGCCTCGTGCATGCTTTGTATGGGTCAAGCCTAACAGCCTGTCGTACAAATTTACTGAAGACAAAATGGTGACTGAGTGCACTAGCATGGATGATGTGCCTGAGTTGGTTCGTAATAAGTTAGCCGTGTTGCAGATCGCAAAGAACGGTGACGCTATTGCGGATGTAGGCGTACGTGTGTCAGACATTACCTACTGGGTGTTTGCATGAAGAACGACCTCTTGCAGAGGACAATTGACGGATTGTTTGTTGAGTTTAATGAACGTGGGACTCTGCATAAGTGGGCGCACATGGTGGAGGAGGGGATTATCAAGACGAAGGACGTTATTCGTGTGGAGATCAATGACGATGGCACTGTGAATCTACTGGACTTCACACTGCCGACCAAGGCAGGGATGAAGCGTAACAACGTACCACAAGAAGACGTTGACACATGGATTATGGAGACGGTCTCAATGCTACGTATTGCACCCGAAGGTGATTTGATACCCGCGTTGGGTTTCAAAGTGTCTGATCAGTTGTACTACATATTAAACAGAGAAGGAGAGATGAAATGAAGAACGTATACAGAACAAAGTCGGGGGTTGAGATCGGGTGCATGTACCAAAAGCCATTGCCCCAACCTACGCCGGAGGAGGAAGTGATTCAGGGTGTACTGCTAGGTATCCGTAGACCTAACCACATGGGGATGTGTTTGTACGTGGTGTTGCTGACCCTTGTGTTTGCAGGACTAGCGATGGGATTTGGGGGCGTGCGATGAACGATCACGAGAGTAACTTACACGACCTGTACGCAGGGTTTGCGATGTTGGCGATGGTGATGCGTAAAGACAAAGGGTTCCAAGACATAGCGCACAACGCACACGAGCAAGCCACTGCCATGATTGAAGAGCGTACCAACAGACGCAAAGAAAACGAAGGCGGTATCGCAGACATCCTTAACAAGTGGGGAGACAAGTCATGATGACACCAGAGAAGAAGGTAAAGGCCGAGGTAGTGAAGGTGTTAAAAAGTTTTGGTGCGTACTACTTCTACCCTGTCACCGGAGGTTACGGTGCATCAGGTGTGCCCGACATAGTTGGGTGCTATTACGGCAACTTCTTTGCTGTTGAATGCAAAGCAGGAAAAGGTAAAACAACTGCGCTTCAAGAGAAGAACATTGCCAACATCTACGCCGCCGGAGGTACAGCACTGGTAGTTAACGAGGACAACATCGAAGACGTACGCGACCTGTTGATAAGCATGGGCAGTGCGGAAATCCATAAAGCATTGGAAGGAACATTTAAATGAACACAGTCATGGAAGAGAAAATCAAACAAGCATTCCAAGAGTGGAAACAAGTAGATAAACCAAAGGAGAACGATATGAGTAACAACCGACAACTGACAAACGTATTGCTGGATAAGATCAAGGACAACCCGGGGATCACGGGGAAAGAGTTACGTACATACATTGTGCAGAGCTTTCCAACCGTACCTGTATCGTATGTACCCGCACTCTTGAAAGGCTTTTACGATAAAAATATGGTGAGCCGTGAAGGTGTACCGCCTTCAGCAGGGAACATGGGACGCAGTACGTTTGCCTACACGTTTGTTCCCGAGGATGAGCGCAAGAACATACCCAAGCGTGAGAAGGTCAAGGCATACACAAAGAAGAAGACAAAGGCCAAGGCAGTGCGCGAAGACAAGGGCATCTCTGCCTTGGTGACTACACCTACAGAGCGCAAACCTATGCACCCACTGGAAGTTGGCCCAACAACTTTGCACATCACCATCTCTACATCACTGGGTGCCTACTCCATGAAGTTAGAAGAGGCCAAGTTCATCTACACGCAACTCAACCAAATCTTTGGGGGTGTGCGATGAGTATTTTTGATAAAGCGTTTAGTAAACGTGATGATGAATACCACAAAGACTACCAACAGGACATTGAGCGTATGCGTAGGGAACAAGAAGCGCACATGAAGCAGACAGAGTATGACCGCCAACGGCAGATGACGAACGCTGCGCATAACGCCGCCATGCAAACCGCCATACAAGGAAACCCGTACCAACAAGGGACTCTAGGGAGTGGTTATCAGTCTGGGCGGAACGACCCTCGGGGGGTGGTGATGAATGCCCGATCTTCAACCCCGTCTGTTGAAGAACTGTATGACAACGTGAAGAGAGCCAACCACAATGCGAAAGAACTGATGTACAGGATAGATCGTACTGAGAAGAAAGTTGAGATGCTGACAGGGTTCTACACATGGATTACCGAGGTGTACCCAGAGATCGCCGCACAACATAAAGCCATGCATGACTTGTACGAGGCGGCCAATGCACCACAACAAGAACGGGGGAAACAAGCATGACTGATCACGCGCCAAGACAATTACGTAGCTTCTACGGAGTAGATGACGTGCCAACACACGCTATGGTGGTAGGCGACTACCTACTGTGGAAGCTGGATGGTGATGACATTGGTATCGGTTACCGCAACACAGGTGAGATGGGTGTGTTCAAGAAGAAAGACTTTGAACCATACATCGCGGCATTTTTTGGATTGAACTTTTAAGGAGACAGACATGGACAAATTAGCATTCCCGTCAGAGCTTTCAAGCGGCATGACCTTGCGCGACTACTTTGCAGCCAAGGCGATGGAGGCTTTGATTTTGGAGGTGGCTGATTGGAAGTACATGCCAAATGAGATCGCAAATTTTGCATACGCACAAGCAGACGCCATGCTGGAAGCGAGAGACGCATGAACCTCATAACAATAGATTTCGAGACGTACTACACCAGTAAGGACTTGGGGTTCAAAACCCAAACGACCGAAGAGTATGTACGTGACCCGCGCTTTGAAGTGATCGGGGTGGCGGTCAAGGTGGGTGACGGTACGACTACTTGGTGCACGGGTTCGCACAAGCAGATCAAAGAATCACTCGACAACTTTGATTGGGATGACAGCATGGTGGTTGCACACAATGCGTTGTTCGACATGGCTATATTGAACTGGCACTTTGATATCAGGCCCAAGGCTATCGCTGACACACTGAGCATGGCACGCGCCATCAACGGCATCGAGGTAGGCAACAGTCTCAAGAAGTTGGCCGAGCACTACGCGCTAGGTGTCAAGGGTACTGAGGTGGTGGACGCTATCAACCTGCGCCGTGAAGACTTCTCAGAGCAACAGCTTGATGCGTATGGGACGTACTGTATCAATGACGTTAACCTGACGTATGACTTGTTCCTGACTCTGCTGCCCATGTTTCAGAAGGTTGAGTTGAGGTTGATCGACCTGACGATTCGGATGTTTACAGAGCCGACTCTCCGCCTAGACGAAGACCTCTTACACCAACATCTTTTAGAGGTGAAAGATCGTAAGCGCAAGCTGCTGGATGAATGTGGAGCCGACATCGAAGACCTGATGAGCAACCAGAAGTTTGCCGAGGTTTTGCGTGGTCTAGGCGTTGAGCCGCCCATGAAGATCAGTGCGACTACGGGCAAGGAAGCGTTGGCGTTGGCTAAGTCTGACGAAGGGTTCAAGGCGTTGGCCGAGCACCCTGATGAACGTGTGCAGACACTTGTTGCTGCGAGGTTGGGTAACAAGACCACGTTGGAAGAGACACGCACCGAGCGCCTCATCGGGATTGCGGGAAGGGGACTGATACCTGTTCCCCTCTCCTACTACGCCGCACACACGGGACGGTGGGGTGGGTCGGACAAGATCAATTTCCAAAACTTTCCCTCACGTGGCGAGAACGCAGGGAAGCTAAAGAAGGCCATCCTTGCACCCGAGGGTCACGTCATCATTGACTGCGATTCCGCACAGATTGAAGCGCGGGTGCTTGCATGGTTCGC